CTGGAAACGACTTTACAATGGTATTACCAGCTACCCCCGACCAGTCATCTGTTTCTCTAAATATATATCCATTGCCATCAGCGTGAAGATTACCTACATGTACCTTCATGTCTGCATCTGGATCTTTTATTGTAGTGTATCTGTAGAGAAGTCCGTTTATGTCTACACCAGCAATGCTAGGTAAGACACTATCCATACCCCAACCTAGAGAAACACTAGCGGCATTACCTGTTGTCCCATATGTATAAGGTTCAGAGTAACAATAAGAAGGCAAGGCTACTAAAAATAACACCCAAGCCAATCTTTGTCTCACCATTTTCATCGAACATCCTCTCGATTACATTTTTCTGGTCGCGTTCTATAGCTTCCTCAACTGCTTCCATTTCCCAAGCTAACCTAGCTTTATCCCCCACCAATCCATCCTTGGGGCAGGGAGTCCCCGCGTTGAGCATGGCTTCAAACACGCGAGAATCCTGACACATTACAGATACTGCGGCTACCTTCATTCCCATGTCATACATGGTTTTAGCGTTCTTGAGCTTCTCGCAGTTCATGTCACGTACTGTACGACCAGCAGAGATACCAAGTATCTGTGTTTGCACAGCACCCGCTACACCTACAGTACATAAGTCAGAGTTACTTGCACTTATCTGTGGTGATATAGCAGAAGGTGGTGGACTATTGATTGTAGTCTCCATAGCTCCATTAGAAGTTATTGTACTGTTAGTGTCGGTTTTGATTGTATCGTCAGCATATACAGTACTACCAATTAGTAGGGTAAGTAGTATAAGTAAGGGTTTCATTTTCTCTCCACGAGTCTATCTAGCTTTTCCTCTATCCTATCAAACTTACTCATTATTTGACCAAGGACTTGATTTGAGTCAACCTTAGTGACATACTCTTCTCTAGTTCTGTTTAGTAATATACGAAGTCTACTTAACTCTATTACATAGCCTCTTAGAACGAAGCCAATAAAACCAATACCTAAAGTTAATACACTACTCCACAGGTCAGTCATTTCCATTATCTCAGTTCCGCCCATCTTGAAAAATAGCCAACTATTTTGTAATAGTGTTGGTCAGGAATAACTGCGGAAACGTGGGTAAAGTCACCACCAGCAATTATTCCATCTAACCCTATATACGTAGTTCCATCTGAAGATACTTGAAGAGGTTGTGATTCAGAATTATTCCAGTTGGCCATAATAGCTACCATAATTGGTCTACCTGTAAGGTTTCTGTAAGGTGTATTATTTGACCTCCCTGACGAAGTAAAATCTTGCCAAGTTTGATTTACCCCAAAAGCGTTAGCGTCATAGTAAGTTTCTATAGCACTAGTAAGTTTAGCTGGAGATATTAAACTCTCAATTATTCCTGTACCTGTATTCCAAGCACTTGCTAACTGATCTCCTAGAAGACCAGTCGTTGATCCACCTGATGTAACTAGGTTAGTGTCGTTTAGTATAGAAATTACACCTGTTGATTGGTTTATATAGATAACATCTATCCAAGTACTATCAGTCTCATCTCTCATCTTAAGTAAGTTATTGGTTGTATCGTACCAAAACATATTAGCATAAGTTGTTGAGGGGGCTGAAGCCCCACTGTTATTACTAGCAAGGGCTTTAAGTCCATTGTTTATATCAGAACGTGCGCTACTGGCAGTTTGATTAGCTATAGAAAAGTCATGTTGTGACATATATTAGTACTCCACTGTGGCACTTAGTGCCGATATATTAGGGGTTATTTTCGGGCCAGTATTAGAAAGGGTAGCTCTAAACTCTACAAACCTACCTACTACCTCTCCAGAAGCATCTACGAAAGATGCACTAGCTAAGTTAGATACTGTATCTGCGGCTCTAGCTTCTACTACAACAGCGTAGTCTGAGAACTCTGCATCTTCATCAGTCCAAGTATCAAAGTTGTTAGGCCAAGTATCCCAGTTATTAGGTATATCGTCCCAATTAACTTCTCCGTTAACAGCATCTTGATGTTTACGAGCTACAGTAATAGCATAAGATAATCTAACTGTACGAGATGTACCTACATCAAAGTAACTATTTCCATCATGGTTAAAATCGTAGACCCCAGTGGAATTTGCGTTAGCAAAGCTAGTCATAAATAACTTACCACCAGATACGGTTAGGTTACTCTTAGACCCACTAAAGTTTGGATCTTCTGTGTCTGTATCAGACGCACCTAGTTGTGGTAATTCACTACCTGCAATAACAACAGCAGTTGCTGTAGTACTCTCGTTGCCTGTCTTATCTACAGACGACACAAAGAACTTACCCGCAAGGGCAGGGAAGGAAACAGACGTAGCTGGTCTAGCAATCTTATCTACTTTTACTAGAGTAGAAGCATCTCCAAAGTTAGCTGAGGAGTTTGATGAGTAGTAAAGTTTATAGTGTGATAAGTCTAAAGCAGTAACTGGCGACCAGTTAAAGAAGGCAGTACCCCCCGATAGTAAATGGGTTAGGTTAGTAGGTGCAGAAGGCGGTGTAGTATCGTGTGTTACGTTAAAGGTAGTTGTAACTGTAGTACCTTTGTAGCCAAGAGCATTAACAGGTGTAACTGATATAGTATAGTTTATAGCTGGCTCATCTACTTGAGGAGCATCTATACCTACTACTTCAAACCTACCTGCTGTAGTACCTTCGTTAACAAGAATAGCTTGACCTACAGATTTAAATACTGTGTCACTTGTCTTCTTATATTTAACTATAACTGATTCTACACGCTCTATCTCACTTGACGTTGCTTCTATAACAAGGACGTTAACAACACTTTCGTTAACTTCTCTATACTCTTTACTTACAGTAACACCAATACTAGGTACATCGTAGTAAGGCAATAAGTTAGTGTTGTTATTAATAATATCTTGTTCGTCTGATTCATTAAATCCGTATGCCGAAGAGCTACTCTCTCTTAATGTCATAGAAACTCTTAAGTCTCCACTTTCTACATTAGGAGAAAGTCTCCAATCAGTAACTTCAAACGTCTTCTCATTACCTGTGGTCCAACCATATCTGTCGTTCCTAAACTTAATAAAGTCACCAACCTCAATGTCTAGAGCATTTAATCCAAACTCTGCACTAAGGGTAAGTTGTTCACGGTTTCTAAACAACATCTGCTTTGCAAGTCTCTGAGCCGCTATAGAATTAGTAGTGTAAGGTAATGCTAGATCTAATATAGATTCAATACCATTATCTTCAGCCAGAAAAACACTAGAATTAATTTGAGGATAATCAGTGCTAACGTAACCTCCGTCACGGTCTACAAATGTACCTCTTACTGCATTAAAGTTATTTGCTATAGACATTTTAGTATCTAGTGAAATTCCACTTCTAAGGTCATCTAACGTAAGTATCTTAGTAGGGGCAACAAAAGCACCAGCAAACAGTCTCCAAGCTCCCGCACCCCAGAATAAAGTTCCCGCTAATGAGGTCATCATTTCCCGTAGTACAGAACCAGAGTTTTGACTTGCTTGTACTATGCCATTAATAGTATATTGTTTTGAGCTATCAGATAGTATTGTAGTATCTTCACATATAGAAGCCGCTTCCTCAAAAGTAGCATAATCAATACTACTATCTTCTAAGCCATAATCTGAAGATATAAAGTCTCTTATTATCCAAGCGGCGTTATCAGTCCAAACAGGAGTTTGGGCCACACCGTTAATTGTAGTTACTACCTTCTTACCTTTTACCACAGCAGTTACTGTAGGCAAACCACTAGAGAAAACATCTTTGTCATATTCAAACCTACAATAAATGTAAGCTATACCTTTACCTACAAAATCAGATGTTAAACTGGCAACCTCGCTGTGTAAAGTTGTAGCTAAAGATTGTGTAGAGTTGGCAAAAGAATCATTAGCACTTGTTTGACTTCCATCGTGTATGTATATTTTAATCTTGTTATCCCAAGTACCAGTAGTAACATTTTCGTTAGTCATTTGTACTATAGCTTCGTTAAGATATATATCTTCTATACTATCTATCTCGTGTCCAGCTAAGGATATTATCTGGTGTAGGATTTTATTGTTACCACCAGTAACTTCTTGGAAAGTAATTGTGCCACCTTTTCTAGCTTTACCATAAACAAACTGCATAGGAGCTAGTGCGTTCTTACTGTTAACCTGTAGACCATTAGAGTTGTTAGGGTTCAAATCAGGCTTTGGGGTTAAAGCTGTTATTAAGGCTGTTGTTACCATAGACAGGGCAACATAAGTTAAAGCATAAAATGTATAATAAACTACTCCACCTGCGGCCGCCCCAGTTGCTAGAGTTAGTGCTGTTGCTATTGCAGTCACAGGTTCTCTAGGTGCTACCTCAAACGACCTGTTGTGCCTTAATACGTTAAAAGGAGTGTTGTGTTTATTTATCGACATACCCAAGCACTTTCTACATCTTCAATGTTTAATCTTGTTAAGCCTTCCATGTTAAGGAAGACAGCCCTAGAGCCGATGGAAATACCTAGAGCAACTCCAGTTATCCATCTACACCCTACTCTAGTTGTCACTAGACTACCAAATACAGGTCTTTCAACTTTAGTTAGTTTAGTAGCTAACCCTTCATCTAAAGAGTTAAAACCAAAATCATCTCTTACACTTCTTGGACCTTTAGGATGTACACCATTACTTTGCATGTACAAGCCTTCCCAATCATCAGCATAACCTACACCGTACATAGCTCTAAATGCACCGTTAGTAAAAGTAAAACAATCATGTACACCCCACTCAAAGGGTATACCTATCATTTTATCTAAATAAGAGTTTAATTCTATTTTCCCCATACTACTTTTTGATCTTGCATTGATTGTACGTAGGAAAAGAAAGTATCTCCATCATATCGGGATTGATGATTTTCATTTGTGTATCTCCAGCCACTAGGTCGTTCTAGCTCTATTAATTTACTCTCTACTGTTAAGTTGATTGTGCTTGACTCTGCTTCATCAACTATAGTCATCTTATCCATCTTACCAGAGAATATTTCTACAACAGATGAATCACTTTGTTCACCTAAGTACATTCTCATTACTCTTCTCTGATAAGGCTCTTGTAGAGCTAAAGAAACTATAGAGACAGGTATCCCTGATAGAGTTAGATCTACAGACTTAGCGGATAGATCTCCTACTTCTTCTAGATCACCAATAGTAAGTAAATTACCTGTACCTGTAAATACTTGATTACTGCCTTGTACATTAATAGTTCTATCACCAATACCAGTCCACATACGTAGAGGACCAATCTCTGTGGTATTACCGTACACATCTATAGCAGTTCTACTATCAAACATGAGTTCTACAGCGAAGTAGGGTTGTATACTATCTCCAATAAGAGCAGACAGTAGTGAGGAAGGTATCGCTCTACTCATCCTACTACCTCCATAGCCCCAAAGGATATACCAAAGAAACTTGCATTGTTAACCGACCAAGAAGTCTCGTTAGCTGATAACCTAAAGACCCCAGCGGAATTAGTTAGGTCAGCTGATACACTTGATCTAGCTTTCCTTAGCTTAGGCCATATCTCTAATGTACCATCTCCAGATTGATCTTGTAGTACTTTATGTAGAGTAGCATCTGCGGCAGTACCTAGTTGTATATAATCACCAGCTTTAAGTGTACCAGTCATAGTTACAGCCACAGAACTAGCACCTACAGCACCTGTTATAACAGCAGACGTTGCAGTACCCCTCACAGTCTTAGCTGAGGGGTCGTTAAGTAGGAATGTACCTGTCATACCCTTTAAGCTCATCAGGAAGCTAATCCAAGCCTCTGCATCGTCTCTATTCAAAGGTGGTAAACTAATATCAGCTTCCCACATTTGTCCATCATAAGATTGTGTCTGTTGCTTATAAGTAAAAGGAGACATAGATACAGCAACTGTATTCTTAGCTCTTAGTTCAATACTAGCCATACCAATGTTAGTAGGTAAAGCAAGTGGGTAAGAAATAGCCATTATGCCATCGCCCTTCCATAGCTACCACCACGTCTTTTAGCATCTAGTACTGCACCTTTAGCACTGTCCGCAATCTGTGGCATCATTTGTCGTATCTCAGCACGTACAGTTTGTTGTACACCTGTCGATACATTTATGTTTTGTACGACAGTAGTTGAACTGCCCACACTAGAGTTAGGTGTTATAGTTCCTGACATTGCAGGGGTAAATAATTCTGGTCCACGTTCACCAACAATGTATCTACCTCCAGCGGAAACTGGACCTCCATTAGCGGCTGGCTTGGGAGCAGAGAAAGAACCTGCTGGTGCTGGACCTGAGCCACCTATTGCTCCTGTAATCAGGCCTGTAATTTGTTGTACGACATAGATACGATATAACTCTTTTATAATGTCTACTGCCATAGCTTTGAAGGCATCTTTAACAGACGTAGTTCCATCTATCATTTTCATCATGGCACTCTCTATTGAACTTGAGAGAGAGTCACGAACCATGTCAGCTTTTGTCTTAAGCTCTTTTAAGTTTTCTTTAGCTATCTTAGTTCCAAACTTAAAGTACTCACCTAAGTTAAAGTCCCCTAATTTTGCTAGAGCTTCCATAAGGTCAGAAACAGATGTCATAGGATCTTGTATAGCTTTATTGAGTATATCTAAATCAGCTTTTGCATCTTGTACTGCGGATTTAGCGTTAGCTATATCTTTCGTTATCCTATCACTTCCGTAAGTATTCTTATCTACTTCCTTATAAGCATCGGAAAAAGCCTTAGCTGAAGCCGCGCCTATCTGAGTGAAACTTGTGGTATAGTAGTTCGTCGCCTCCCCCATTGCTCCCGTAAAAACTTTATCTATTTGATCTAACCCAGCCGTTCTTAAGATTGCATTAGCTCCGCTTATAAGTTTATTAAGGCCTATTTTAACTTCAATTATAACCCTTTTAAAAGCTCTCTCAATAAACTGGGCTATTCTACTATATATAGCTTCCACGTTATCACCCAACATACTTAGTGCTGTACTCATGTAAGCCATTATACCTGCCCAAGTAGCTCTCATTTCTAGTGCTAAGGATTCAATATAACCCTGCATAGTTAGGGCTTTCTGTGATACCCAAAGGTCTAATCTAGCAAACTCTAACTTAAACTGTTGAGCAAACAAAGATATGTAGTTTCCACCTTTGTTAAAAGCCTCTCTA